TATTTCTTACCAAGTGATGTAAAGAAACCACGTTGCCAGGAGAACCCGGTTTGATGTTCAAACTTAGCAAAGGACTTCTCCATTGATGCAATAGTACCCCATGAGGCATTTCCATAATACTTGAAGTAATCATAAGAACCAGTAAAATGTAAATACATAGCCTGATACGTTTTCCATGCTTTGAAAGTTCTATTTGTTTCTGCTACTTTCTCTCTTGGAAACGTAATCATTCAGCCGACCCGTATGAAAATTCTTTCTTAGCTGCTACTTCAAGTTTCTCCATAACATCTTTGGTAAAATATTTCTCAGGATCATTCACAATAGTTTTCTCAAATGCTTTACCCTGTGGTGTTTCAAATCTAGTTGATACTTTCTTGAAGATATCATACTTTTCTGCAAGTGCAACCAAACCATAATACTTATCCAGACCTGTCTTATAATCCAACTTAGTTTCGGTAATTGATTCTTCTTTAGTCAGTCTTCCCTTGACTAGTTTCATCTTGATAATATTTCCCAAGACATTAGTTCCATCTTTAACTTTTCGTTTACCAAGTGTTACAATAACAGAAGCTGCATACTTGATTCCACCACCACCAGAAATCTCTTTCGTTGGAAACAAACTTCCAATTTTATCATAAGTGTGGTTTGTAATAATCAGAGGAATATTTGCCTTTGCAAGCTTCAACGCAAGGGTTCTGAATGCTGAACGAACAGCTGGAGCTCTTGTCATATCTCTTTTATCAGAACCACTTGACGAATCTTCCATCTCTTTTCGTGTAGATAAATTACCAAGTGAATCAAGAAAAATCATAACTTGATAGTCTTTATCCATATTCTCAATTATTTTGATTGCTTGTGTTTTAAATTCTTCTACTGTTGCAACTGGAAATACAATAAACCTATCAGGGTCTAATCCTCTCTCTTTAATCATATCAGATGTCAATGCACCTTCACTCTCAAAGTAAATGATAATATTCTTCTTATCTTTATCCAAATAACTCTTAGCTATACTTAATGCAAAGAATGTTTTACCAACTGCCTCAGAGCCTGCTAAACACGTTATCTTATTTGATGGCACTCCACCATATAGAGAACCAGACAATAATGCGTTTAGACTGTATGACCCTGTATCAACAAAAGTAGAACAATCTCCAACAATACCAGCTGACACAACGCTTGCAAAATCATTTTCAGTCACCTTTATTAAATGTTTAACAATATTATTTACTGACATAACAAACTCCTTAAAAAAAAGATTCTAAACTACCTCGCTTTTCACTTTGCCAACCAATCACATTTAATATATTTTTAATTGGTTGAAGAAAGGCTTTATCAAACTGTAAATCATAATCTATATACTTCTCCAACCTAAATTCTTTTGGAAGATGAGTAGAAACAGAAATCACATTCTCATGTAATATATTTGGTTCTTTTAAATATGCAAACTTAATCTTCTCACCTTCACGAATTGATTGATATTTTTTGGTAAGTTTATGTTGTTTCAACAAATGATTATATAGCAAAACCCCTCTCACTTGGATTGGTGTTCCTTTACTATATATACTTTTTGTGGAAGAATACTTTTCGATACCACGAACTGATCTGGGGAATGCAAGCTGGTCAAAAGACAAATGATTAAATGCTTCACGATAATCAGCAATACTTTGTATTACCGTTTCTTCATCAGTATTAATAATAATCTTAATCAACTCTTGAATTTTATCTCGGCACCATTCGGGCGTGGAACTGCGTACACTCTCAATGCCCATAATCTTGAGTTTAGGTTCTTTATACTTTACCCCTTCTGAATCATAAACATTAAGTATGTATCTTTTCTTTGCTGTCCAGATACCCTTATCTGCAATAACTTCACGGCCCATCTGCATCTTTTGTGCGTATGAATTTACATACGAATGAAGAGCTTCATAACTGCGATTAATAAAAGGTTCAATTTTATCCTTACTAATCTTATCCAAGAAGGTGATAATCTTTGTAGTGTTGTTAGCATCATCTGTGTCCTTAAACACTTGATGAACCAATCGGTCAAACGTGACATATATACTATCCGTATCTGAAGCAACGACATAATCAACATCCTCAGTATTGAGAAGTTTATTAATATATGTATTTATACTTTTGTCAATCCAACGAATAGCAAGCTGTCCTGCTGTTGTGATACCTTCAGCCATTTCAAGTGAATAATAACGGAAATGTTGATTAGCTAATGCACCATAGGCACTATTCAACAAAATCTTTTTAGACATTTGGATGTTATTACATCTTGATATGTTATTAACGACTGTTTGTTTATTTGTATAGTTACCATCCTCCAATTTCTGTTGCTCCTGCAACATTTTTTTCTTAAACTCTACTCGTTCATTATACATATCTTCCATTAACTTTGGAAGAAATCCCTTTTTCTTTAAAGTAAAATGCTGACCATTTGGTGTAAGTGTAATATCTTTTTGTTTAAGATAATCTGTATCAAGTTTCTGTTCTAATAATCCTGTCACTCCAATATTTTTAGAATCAGCACACACAACTCCATCATATAAAGTTTCGGGACTTATATTATACTGTTGAATCAAATGTGGATATAGAGAATTGAGATCAAAGCTTACCACCCATTTATGTAATCCTGTTTGTGGTTCTTTGACATAAGCTCCAATAATATCTTTACGTTCAACTTGTTCTGCTGGTCGTGGAATAATAATGTTCTTTTTCTTTAAGAAATTATAGATAATGGCATCCCATGTCCTCACGGGAGAAAATACATCTTCAAAGTTAATCTTGGATTCATATGCCAGAGTGATAACCAACTCCAACAACTTCATCTTCTCCTCAAGCTTCTCTACAATCTCAACATCACGAATATTATACTCAATAAACTTCTGGTAATTTGTTTTATACAAATCATATCCCTGTACATCTTCAACTTCAACCTTTTTCAATCCAAGTTCTACTGAACCTATGTAATCTAAACGATATGATTCTCTAACTTTGTATGTGAACTTCTTATACAAGTCAATATAATCTAATGTAGAAATACCAAATATAGTATAGAACTGATTTTCTCTACCAGCTATCACAACATTTCTATCATTCAAAATACCAACAGGAGATAGTCTTGATGGTTTCTTGCCAAGATAATTAATACGATTAACTAGATAGGGAATATCAAAGAACTTACAATTCCAACCCGTAACAATATGTGGATAATTAGTTTCCCACCATTGAAGAAATCTCTCTAACAAATCATCTTCATCATCACATTCATTATAGAAAATTTTCTTTGTCTGATCGTGTGGAATATAACCACCTGTTCCCCAAACGTGATATTCATTTGCTGAACTATTATGAACTGTGATTGCTGTAACATCAGATGCAGCTGATTGGATATTTGGAAATCCATCTTCAGCTGATACCTCAATATCTATTGTATAGATTCTAATCTTGTTCATGTTCCATTGGAACTTGGTTGAATACTTCTCAGAAAGATATTGAATTATATAATTAGGATTACCATATATAGGATACTCCGCAACTCCTTTATATTGTTTTATATGATCTCTACACGATGCTATATCATCAAACTGAAGACTGGCTAGTTGCTGGCCATCTAAGGTTTTATAATTACATTTATCCGAAGGGGCTGGTACAAATATGGTGGGTTGAAAATTCTCTGCGTATGAATGTTCTTCATTACCAGAGAACTCTCGTACATATATCTTGTTGCGTATCATTCCAATATAGGTGTAAAACTTCATAATATAATTATCTCACAAAAAGGGTAAACAAACAAGGAATTACTTAGTGTACTAATCCACTTTCCTCTGGCATTATAAGTCCCGAACCAAAAACCCTATTATATTCATTTTGTAATTTTGAGTCAGGTGTCAATACTACCATAATGTGTTCTTCTTTTAAAAATACTTCATCTTCCTCAGCTAACGGGACCCATGGTTGAAAACCAACTTTGTCTTTTGACATAGGAACCATTACAACAGGATTAGTAATAGAATTTTTTTCTTGATCCCACTCACCAATTAATTCTTCGGTTGTGGTTAATTTTATTAATTTAATATTCATAACATCTCCTTGGAGCTGATGGTAGGGATTGCACCCACGACCTGTTCATTACAAGTGAACTGCTCTACTACTGAGCTACACCAGCATTATTCAAATACGTTTGGATCAATCTCTGTAGCACCACGAGCTTCGTGATCTGTTGCAGATTTAATTCCGACATTCCCAATACTATACTTTGCTTGCAAGTCCCACTCATTTTTCTCACCAAAAGGGAGAATCTTTAACTGTCGTATTGGAACAGTTGGTTGTGCTTTTTCGGGGATAACAAGACTTACCAATTCCCACTCATGCAAAAGATTTGCAATTGTGTTTCTTCGTTCAATATCATTCTCGGAAAGGTTTGTTGGCTTACCGTCAAGTGCAAACAATTCTTTGAAATGAACTATGTAATATTTACCTTGTTTGTGTAATATGTGGCATGATTGAAATAACTTCTTTTCTTTTCTTGATGCTATTCCAATTCTTGTGAGGGTTTCTTTAACTTTGAGGAAGTCATCATCTTCTTTCAACGTCACTTCAACCATATCATCTATTGTCCATTTAGCAACATCTTCCATTGTAACATCTCCTATTTTCAATTCAATAAAAACTCATTGTATAATATTTATACTATGGAGATTTTCCACCTTTATTCAACTTTTCCTTCATATACTGTATATCACTTTCAGACAATATACTCAAACATTCTAATGCTTTCTTGTTACTATACTTATAATATTCTTTAATAACTGCTAAATCATCCAACTTCTTAGCTTTAATCCAACCTCTAAAAGGTCTTTTCTTTTTATCAACTGTTTGATGAAGGAAGTCATAATGAGCTTTCTTCTCAAGCATTGGATATTCATTCAGCATATTAGCATAGTGTATCAAGTCTGGTTGATAGGATAAGGAACGATTTATGAAAAACTGTTTGTAATCTTTTCGCTCTCTAATACAATCACCATCATAATTCTTTTTGTTCATCAAATCATTCGCATACTGAAATGGGTTCATTAATTATCCTCTGGAGGTGGTGAATCTAAATTCCAATTTCCTTTAAAAGGAGAATGTGGGCCATCAACTCTATTCGCTGTCAATGTTTTATCATTAGGATTCCAATTCATATCTTTCAACTTATTAAGTGGATTTACTTTCTTTCTTTTTGGCCTTCGTCTACTTTCCATATCATCAAAAGGTCTGTTTTCAGGACCGAAAGGTTCATCACCACGATTCATATAATCTTCTAAATTCTGACGGCCCTTTTCAATTTCATCTTTCCACTTATTCATCCACTCCTTATTACCCTCATTATCTTTGGGGTCATCACGATTAAGTAAATGGTCTAAGCGTATTTCTTTTATTCTTGCCTTTTCTTCCGGAGGCAAATTTTTCCATTGTCTATGTAACACATTATTCAAGTTAT